GCACCTATTGAGATGATCGGGGCATCAGGATTTTTTCCCATGGTTTCCAGGTCGATCATCATATGAGTCCACATTCTGTTGCTGGTGGATATGTATTTATGATGACTGTTCACCGTAATTAGGGGATTTGCCGTCTCGCCAGTTTCATCACTGCTATTGCCATGCTGAGCGTCACCAGCGCTCTCCTTACGAGAATGCGCAGTGCTTTCCATTTTCTCCGAATCTTTTTCAGCCAGATTTTCTTCATCGAATGTTTCCTGATATGTTGTGTTACCCATAACAGGCCCGCAGTCCGGACATTTTCCGCCGCCAGCCCGGCCGCAAGTATTGCAGCTTTTTTCAGTCTCCTGTTGTGCTGTTGGCTCTGACTGTTGCACTTCTGGCCCGTTTTGTTGCGCATCCGGGCTGTTTTGTTCCGCTTTCTGGTCGTTCTGTTCCATTTCTTGCTGATTCTGGTACACAGAATCGCGAGTCTGGATCCCCTCAACCCACTTCGGATCATTCGGGTCGCTAATTCCTTCAACAAATTCACCACGTGATGCAGCAAGCACTTTGTCTGCATCAGGCAGATTTTCTGTCTCCATTTTTTTATTTGTTTCGACCGTGTTAACTTTTACCGGCTCTGGTTGTTCAGAGTTTTGTGCGGCATTGGTATTTTGCGGTAAGCCTGTGTATGTGCCATTTTTTCGGGCGACGTATTCTTCTTTGGTGATTTCAGTAGCCCCGGCAGCCAGTGCCTTATCCAGACCAGAAAGTTTGTTTGCGCGACCGTATTTTTCGCCATCCTTGTCGGTGAAGAGGAAGTAGAACGGCCCCTCACGCTCTACAGATGGTTCGACTTCCACTTTGCATTCGGTTTTTTCGTTGTCCGGAATTGCCGTTTCCACTGCATCAGTTTCTGGTACTGGCGACGAGAGAGTATCAGTTGCGCTCTGATTTCTTCCTTCATCTTCAAACACGCCCTTTGTAGTCAGGTATTCAGTAATGTATTTGTTCAGTGCCACAGGGTCTTTGTGAATGTCGATCGGACGTTCACGGACAAGGCCAAAAATAGTCTGGCGGTCGTAGCGAAGGGCATCAGGCTGTTTGCGCATTGATGCCGAGATACGCTTCCAGTCTTCGCGGTCGTTGTCGATAACTTCATTTTTTGCCCAGCGATGGATGCTGCCGTCAATGTTTCCGGCATCCACATCACCAGGCCAGAGAGCGTAGGCCAGTTCGTCATCCAGTGTTTTCCATGTCTGCTTGTATTCGCGATGAATGGCAGCAATGACCGGGCTGATTTTTCCTGTTGAATTTTCAGTGTGCTGTTGATTGGTTCTGGCGCGGGCGAGATCAACAACAGACGTGTATTTTCCGGTTTCCTTGCGTTCACCTTCGCGACGTTTTTTCCAGATGCGCATCTCTGCCTGAATTTCGGGCCATTTGGCACCAGGCTTACATTTATGCTTAACCCACCCGATGGCATGCAGCTTAAGCTCCGGATACATGGCGTTAACATCTGGCATTTTCATCAACGCTTCAACGATATGTCCGTCGAATGTTGCCATGTCTTCCTGCAACAATTCCTGTGCGCTAATAACCATATCAACGGTGATGTTTTCACATGTGTCGAACTTAACCATGACAGCGTTCTGTACTTCAGGGGCCAGCTTGTCAAAAGTGACGTTCATCGGATCGGATTCCGTCTCAACCGGGACAAAAGAAGCAGACTCCTCATCCCAGCGGTTTTCCTGCATATATTCAGCATCCCATGAATCGAGGGCAGGGCGGGGTATGCCAGGTTTATCCTCGCAGACAAGAAATTTATAAGCGCAGTCCTGAGCAGCCGGATATTGCTCCAGGAATTGCCAGGTAAATTTGGCACGGGCGCGGCGTTCGTCACCGGCTTCAATGGCAGTGGCTACAGCAACTGCACCTTCTTCCTTTATTGCCTGTTCGTCCGGAATGGCGGCGCAAATAAAGACTTTACTCATTTTGTTTTAACCTCATGACAGATTTAAGGATGAACAAATCCCTGCCATTGCTGGCATATAAGAATCAAATCTGATGTATTCATTAAGCTGAATGTCGTATTGTGGCAGTTATTTTATTACTGCTCACCATGACTCTGCTTTTACAGGTAAACCATCACGACCAAGGAAGACTTTAATCATGGTTTCCTTAATACAGTGTTGTGTGGAAAAATCACGAATATAGAGCCGTTGTTTTTTAATGTTGTTTACCGAAGCAATATATGTTCTTCCTTTATGAATAACATAATCACCGGGAGTCACGCACTGACGAGGAATCTCATCAGTTCCGAAGTGATGAGCAATCATAATTATCTCCATTTTTACAAATGAACTTTGTTGATGCGGTGCCTGGTGCCTCCAGGTGACGTTAACCAGTTAACAATTAACGCCGGATACAGAGAATCCACCCATAACACTGTTTTTGGTTTTAACTGTTCCGCGTGCGCTCAGCCGCATTCACCACATCACAAAATTCACTTTAAAAAGGGCGGCAGAGCAGTCACGGAGTAAAACTGATACCGCCAAACGTCACCAGAAAATTGATAACAGAGGGCGTTGCAGCGGGGTTGTCACTTAAGCGTATGGTCAACCTGACAACCCGGTGTCCTCAACGGGGAAGGAATAACCCCGCCATACTTACCGCCGCGCCATTTCGCGGAGTGCCACAACCGGAAGCGCACGGTCGACGAAAATTTAACGACAGGCTATCTATGAACCAACAACTTCGCCGTGCGCTTTCGCGTTATGCCCTGACTTTTCAGGGAGATATCCTTTCAGTAAACTGTCAGTGCCGGATGCTCACCCGTGTCCGGCGCACGCACTCCACCTCACCCGTGGAGAACTCCTTAATTACTAACCCTCAGGAGGATGAAATGGGGTTTGATGTCAATGAAACTCTTAACTCTCTTATACGGAAAATTAATGATTTTGATAAAACACTACAGCATGCTGCGGCGCGTAGTGATATAACATTGTTAGCAATTTCATACCTTGCATCTGCCATGAATAAAGATGAAACGGTACGAAAGAATCTCGTTGATTATATCGACTCGCTTCAGCCGGGCACTTTCAACCCTGAGAGCTTCAATCATGAGAAAGAGCATGTTAAATCTGTAATTAATTCTCTTGTTTTGAATCAAAAGAATTGATGCTTCTTGTTACGAAGCAATTTTCAAGGGGTTCTATCCGAATCCCTTTCTTTTCCATTAACAAGCCAAACCCCTTATTAATGATGTCCATTAGATCCAGGAAGTATTTTTCATGTAAATCCTGGTTATCAGAGAGCTTCTTCTCTTCGTACAGACCGATAAAGGCACGACGCACGTTACCGGATATAGTATCGATGGTTTCTTTTTCTACGGTACTCAGGTCAAGAGTCGCCAGTTGGGAACGAACTATATTCGCTGCCATTTCCTGGAATTGCATTGGTAAATCTTTAAATTCCATTATTAGCCTCGTTGGTTAGCTATTAACGCGGGTATGTAATCATTCTGGCAATGCTTAATGCCGCTGCTTTTTCCAGCCTGGTGATATCCTGCTCCAGAGCGGACAGATTTTCAGCCTGCTTAGCCCTGGCTTCATTAGCCCATTTCAGATCCTGCGCTGCATTAATTTTCTGGCGCATCCACTCATAAAGTTCATCATCGGTATAGTCTGGCGCGATTATGACGGGTTCTCGTTTCTGCATACTGATTCCTCGCGGTGCTACTTCGCTTATCAGCCGTTAGATTTTGCCGAGCTGGAAAGCGCCTGTTTAAACTCACTGAAGCTGAGAGCTTCTTCGCCTTCGGCAAGGTCTTCGAAGTATTCTTCGTAAGCCTTTTCCATGATTGTGTCGAAATCCATATCACTCACCTGAGTTTCTTTCCAGCCAGCGACGGGCACCATTTTCGGTTTTAAACGTTTTGCTTTTGGTATACGTCATCGCGGTGAACGTGCCGTCCTGGTTGGGAAACACGCCGTACACCAGAGATTCGTTGTTGCCAAGATCGATAGTATCCATGTTGACCTCATTTCCCCTTAACGCCGGGGTAGCGGAACAAAAACCTGCTGCATAGTTATTAAAGTTGAACCCTGCCGTCATGTTCTTACGCCTCGGGCTGGCTACTTAACCCCTGACCACTGCCGGGTAACTCGAAGTATTGCCCTGCGTTCTGTGGGGCGGGGTGGGTTGGTATTTTTAGTTTAATAAACATTAAACTTAAGTCAAGCAAAAACTAAACCGTGGGGCGTAACAAACACAACGCTTTTGGTAAAGTCGTTGCGGTTGTTATGTTTCTATTGGTAGTTAAAGTTAGGGAAACTGGCGTCTTGCGTGGATCACGTTTACTACTTCAACGCTTGATGTTGTTACGCGGTATAGAATTATATAGTTAGGGTGGGCCACAATCTCACGCAAGCCAGGTACTCTGTCGCTTGGTGGGTATAAATACGGATGTTCGGATAACGGCAGCACACAACCCCTTAATCGCTGCCATAAGCGTTCAGCCGCATCTATGTCGAAACGAGCAATATAACTGGTTATATCATCTAGGTCGGTATCTGCGCTTTCAAGCCATAACACGGGTAACATTTTACTGCTTGCTCCGTTCCTTGCGCATTCTAGCAAAGCGTTCTGCCATTCTGCGCTCAACTTCGTCATGGGGAATTGCTGGGCGCGGATCTGCAAGGCTCGTTGCTACTTTCGCACGCAGCCATTCGTTGTAACTGTTTTCTTGTTCAATGGTTTCAAATTCAGAAACCATTGGTGAAAGGGCTCTATTCATGTTTCCTCCGGTTTTATAACTTAGGCGCGGCGGCATTTTTGCGCCGCAATCCATCTCGCTATGAGATCTTCCATTGATTCTTTTTTCTGCTTTAACTCGCTGATTATCTGGCGTTGCTCATCCTCAGGGAAGGCTGAAAAAATCTGCAATAATTCCAGTTGATTAGACGTTAACCCTGCATGTGGTGGAGAAATCTCCGGTTGTTCTGCGTATTCCGCATCCAGATACCCTTCCGGCATCCCGTATGTTTGCTCTATTCTTCTGGCAGCCTTTTCTCCAAACGAGGCCCTCCCACTCATTAGTTGAGATAGGTAGCTCTTCTCTTTGGGTGGCAGAGTTTTATCTTTAAACCACTCCTTGAGACGTAAACGGCGAATTTCTTTTTTCTGCATGTGGTAATTATCTTTAGTAATCACTAAACAAGCAAATACTTGACTTAATGGTTTATTAAACACTAAACTCGCAAGAAAACACTAAACCGAGGAAGGTATGACATTAAAAGAGTTTATTAAATCATTGAGGGTTGGTGATGCTAAGAAATTCGCGGCCAGACTTGGTGTATCGCCATCTTACTTATCGCAAATGGCGTCCGGACGAGCAGCTATATCTCCAACCCGCGCCCTTATGATCGAATCTGCGACGGAAGGCCAAGTAAGTAGGGCGGAGCTACGACCCCATGATTGGGAGCTTATTTGGCCTGAGTATGCTAGCGGCATTCGTTTGGGGCAAACGCATGTAGTTCATGCTGAAGGTGATTGTAGTGCATGCTTATCTGATGGAGTTGATTCATGAAAATCAAGCATGAACACATCCGCATGGCGATGAATGTCTGGGCGCATCCGGACGGCGAAAAAGTACCTGCTGCGAAAATTACCAAAGCGTATTTCGAGCTGGGAATGACGTTCCCGGAACTGTATGACGACAGCCATCCGGAAGCTCTGGCTCGCAATACTCAGAAAATTTTCCGCTGGGTGGAGAAAGACACCCCTGATGCGGTTAAAAAAATTCAGGCGTTGTTACCAGCTATCGAAAAAGCAATGCCACCTTTGCTGGTGGCCAGAATGCGCAGCCACAGTTCAGCTTATTTTCGGGAGCTGGTGGAGACGCGGGAGCGATTGGTGAGAGACGCTGATGATTTTGTCGCAGTGGTAATCGCCGGTTTCAATCAGATGAACCGTGGTGGCCCGGCAGGAAATGCTGTGGCAGTACATTGACTGACAATAGCCATATCGAATCGCTTCCGGCAACTCGTGAGTAAAAAGATTCGGTATCAGAAGAGGTGAGTATGGCTAACGCTTGGCTCAGATTATGGCATGACATGCCAAATGACCCTAAGTGGCGAACAATTGCCAGGGTGTCAGGGCAGCCAATTGCAACAGTGATGGCGGTGTATATCCACCTTCTGGTGAGTGCGTCACGAAATGTCACGACATGTCACGGCGTGTCACTACGTGGTCACATTGATGTCACGACGGAAGATTTAGCAAGTGCGCTTGATGTGACGGAAGACGTGATTGATTCAATTTTGCATGCAATGCAGGGGCGAGTTCTGGATGGTGATCTTATTTCCGGATGGGAAAAACGCCAGGTGATGAAGGAGGATAACGGTAATGTTTCGCAAACCGCAAAATCCCCGGCAGAGCGCAAGAGAGCGCAGCGGGAGCGGGAAAGACTGCGGAAGCAGAACACTGATTGTCACGATGAGTCACGACGCGTCACGCATATGTCACGACAAATCACGACAGATACAGATACAGATAAAGAATTAAACCCCACACATAACGCGCGCATGCGCGAGAGTGCTACGACCGGTGAGTTGAATGACGCGTCGTTGCAGACAGCCGAACCTGAATACCTGGACGGCCTGAGCGAACCGATCGGGAAATTTCCGATGACTGGAGTCTGGCAACCGTCGCCGGATTTTCGACAGCGGGCAGCAGTGTGGGGTATGGCTCTGCCTGAGCCTGAGTTTACACCTGCTGAGCTTGCCGCATTCCGGGATTACTGGATGGCGGAGGGGAAGGTTTTCACGCAGGTTCAGTGGGAGCAGAAATTTGCCCGCCACGTGCAGCACGTCAGGGCACAGGTAAAACCAGTCAGCAAGGGGGTAAGCCATGCAGCACCAGGTGGCACCGCATCACGGGCAGTTCAGGAAATCCGGGCTGCACGCGAACAGTGGGAACGTGAAAACGGATTTATCAGCAACGGAAACGGCCTGGAAGCTGTGGGAGCTTATGGGGGAGGTGTATTCGAACCGCTGGACTCAGAAGAACGGGGCTGCGCCGTCGAAACTCTGGATTGCTCAGATTGGCGCGATGACTGAACAGCAAATCCGGCAGATCTGCCGTCGGTGCATGGACCGCTGCCGGGCGGGTGAAACGTGGCCCCCGGACCTGGCTGAGTTTGTTGCACTGATTTCGGAGAGTGGGGCAAATCCATTTGGTCTTACGGTGGATGCAGTGATGGAAGAGTACCGGCGCTGGCGCAATGAATCCTGGCGATACGACGGGAGTGATAAATACCCGTGGCCACAGCCTGTGCTGTACCACATCTGCCTCGAAATGCGTACCAGAGGGATTGAGCGCCAGATGACGCAGGGTGAGTTAAAACGACTTGCGGAACGGCAACTGACGAAATGGGCAAAGCATGTTGGTAACGGGATGAGTGTTCCGCCAGTGCGACGACAACTGGAAGGGGCGAAACACCCGCAAGGGCCAACGCCAATTGAACGGCTGAAACAGGAATACGAACGCCGGAAGGCAGCTGGTTTTATTTGAATCTGAGAAACGATTTTGTCGGAGGAAATATTAATGGAAACCGTATTTGACGCACTGAAAGCACTGAAAAGAGCCTCTTCACAGGTAGTGGCGGCCAGCCTTGGAATCAGTCGTGAAGAGGCTGTCAACGAGCTGTGGGAACTCAAAAGAAATGGCGTCGTTGATAAAACTGGTCACACCTGGTTTCTGGCTGGCGAAGGTGAATCCCGGGTAACCGAAGAGCGGCCAGTAAAATCTGAAGCACAGGATATGCTGACCGGGGAGGTCGAACAAAAAATTACCGCAGACATGATGATTGAGTTTATCGGTCAGGATGGGGCTAAAACGTGTGAGGAACTGGCGGGTAAGTTCGGTGTCAGTACTCGCAAGGTTGCTTCCACGCTGGCGGTGGTAACCGCAACGGGGCGGCTGGCACGCGTTAATCAGAACGGTAAATTTCGTTACTGCATGCCGGGCGATAATTTACCAGCAGAGCCGAAAGCCGCGCTGGTAACGGAAAGTGATGGTAAGGCCTTTCCTCAGCCAGCAGGTGCTGCGTTACCAGTCCGGGAAGCCGCAACACAGGAAGAAATTAAAACAGAAACTGTGGCGGACATTGTGCAGCCGTTGCCATCGTTTACCGAAACGCAAGCAGATGAGCTGATTTTTCCGTCCCTTCGCAGGGCAAACCTGGCGCTGCGCAGGGCGAAAAGTGATGTTCAGAAGTGGGA